GTCCGTACTTGTTCATACCCATGCTAGATACTTCATCTAAATCTTCTGGACCTAATTCTTTAACTTTGTTTGCTTCACTTACTAATTTGTAAATGTAAGGGAACACACTCTTAAGGTCTTCATTAAATTGTCTGATAGTTAATTCGTCAATCCAACTGTTTGAAACATCTTCTGGAACTTCTTCATTAACTGTCGGAGCAAAGTCTTTGAATGATTCTTTGTAATGTGTTTCTTTTTGCAATTTAAGAATTGTATCTTTTACTGTGTCAATTCTTTCATTTACAACGCCCATGTAATCACGTAGACCCTCTGCCATTACTGCTGAACGATTCATGTAAGTTTTAAACTTACGTAAGTTAGAAAGTTCTTCGCTGAGTGAAACGATATACTTTCCAAAGTCGTCATATTGATTTCCGCCTTCAGCAACGTGTCTTGCCATTGCTCTAGCACCATTCAAATGTCTGAATGGATATTTAAATCTTTCACCTTCTCCACTTTCTACATATAAACTGTGGATGTCTCTTGTTCTTGCTCCAGGCTGTTCCTGGTTAACTGCTCTTGAATGTTTGACAAGCACTCTTGCATTGCCTACATCCTGGATACTATTTCTACTAGTTCCGTACATTGTTGATTCACTCATTTGTTGTTCTCCGGGTCTGTTTTTAACTTGGTAATCGTAATCACGTTTGTCTAAGTTATTCTTAGTTATATTTCTTGTATCAAATTGCAACATACGTTTTTTAGCGAACTGCCTCATCTCTTTCATGAAGTCAAACCAACCCTTTTTAACCATGTCTGATTCTTTTTCTATAAGTGAATCATTGTACATGACTGTTAAGTTTTTATCATCTAATGTTACGTTGACTTTAGCGCCTTCTCTAAAATTAAAATCAAAAAACCTTGCTTCTTTAGGATCGTTGGTAACGGTTCCTTCCGACGTACCAATAGTGATACTCGGAAAACGTCCTCTAATCTTATTGAATAGATCCTGTGCAATTACATCAAGTTTTATCATACAAATATTTATCTAATATATGCCACTTACGAAGATTGGCATTGGGGGTACTGTTTCTTCGTCTGTTGCGTCTGCTTTAAAGGTTTGATATATCCTTGGATCCCAATCCTTCATAACATTCATCATACGTATAGCAAGTAGTGTTGCACTTACTAAATCGTCATTTTCACCTGGTTTTGCTTTGAAACCAGTACCTGCGGCTACAAATCCTTTAAGTTCTGTAATCAAAGGTGCACTGTGAACTTTCATATGATCGTTTTCAACCATACTCTTTAGTTTGCTACAAGCAGTCGTTTTACTTCTGTGGGTAGTATTAAATCCTTTCCTAAATTTTCTTATGTGTCCTTTTTTAATTGGCTCACTTACAAATAGTCCTGGTATGTTTTCTTCGCCCATATCATTAATAACAATTAAACAGGCTTCACCAATTGTATTGTTTTCAACTGTCCAGTATATATTACTATTGTTTTCTGTCTTTGTTTCTGCTTTTATATAATCACATATATCTTTTAATATTCTTATTTGTGCTGGTATAGGAGTAGTATTATGTCTCCACTCTCCTACTTGCTCATATGATGGAAGTTCAAATATTTGTATGGCCGCATAATCTCCACCTGTACCCATTGCAGGATCTAATGCAACTGCATAACTGTAATCTGGTGTTGGCTTTTTGTACCAACGTGTTTGTCCCATTCTTAAAATAGGTTCTATACCTTTTAGTTGTGATAATTTTATCGAACTTATAAGTGTTTCATCATAAACTAAAAATTCACAACCATACTCACGTCTGAATCTTTCTTCCCCTATTCGTCCTAATTCTTTTTGTTTCCATTCATCATCTCTATCAGGATGCTCGTCCCAAGCGGCAGTAAATCCATGAAAACCATTTATCCCTATAATTTGTTCTTCGCCATGTTCGTCAAATTTATTTTGTGAGTCTTTCCATATTCTTGCAAATGTATCTTCATCACTGTTAGGTGTTGATGTAATAATTGCACGACCACCTGTTGCTAATGTTGGAGATATCGAAGTCCAAAACTCATCTGCAATACTTGGATTCACGAACGCAAACTCATCACAATATAGTAAACTAATAGACATACCCCTACCAGTATTTCCAGTAGTTGTAGCACTAACAATTCTGCTCCCATTTTCAAACTCCATTGATCCTTTGTTATAGTTTGTGACTCCTGCCCTAATATGATCAGGACATAATTCATATCCATATCTAATACGTTGCATAATTTCTTGTGCACCTGAATATTTGTGTGCGGCAATTAGTATAGTTTGGTCTGGATGAAACATTGCGTACCATAGTAGATAACCTGCGGCAGTTGTTGTCTTTCCGCTTTGTCTTGGTAACATATTAACATTGAATCTATGACTATGATAACTGTTTAAAAGTTTAGTTTGATATTCAAAAGGATTGAACAACATCTTACCTTCAACAGGATGTTGAATGTTAAAGAATTTCTGACAAAAGAATAGATAACCTGTCTCGGGATCTAAACATTTTTGTAAATCTTCTATTTGTTCATTGCTGAACTTATCTCTGACGTGTGCTTTTTTGGTTAAGACACCGTCCAAACTTTTATTGCTCATATTAGTATTTAACCAAAAAAATAGGCGCCGTAGCGCCTATTTGAGTTTGTGAAATTGTGTTATATTAAATTAACCGCAATTTGATGCGTAGAGTTTTTCAAATTGGCCTTTACTGCAACCATATTTTTCTGCTACTTTGTCGTACATTTCATGTTTTGCACAACCACTTGCTTTAAGTTTTTTCATTTCGCCAACGCAACCTGATTCATCAAATGCTCCGTCACCGTCTTTGCCAGTCTTTTTAAACTTGCCTTCTTCTACAGATTCTTTCATTTCTTTCATGCAACCGTCGATCATTTCTTTTAATTTATCTTGATCACAGTCTGGATATTTTTTGCAAATTTCTGCTTTTGACATTCCATCTTTACACATTTTCATACACTCTGCTTTAGATGGCATCTTGCCTTCTTTTGCTTCGTTAACACTGTGTGGTGGACAGTCATCGTTGCAATCATCATGATTTTCATGAGTATCACAACCGCAATCAGTTTCTGCTACGTCTTGCATTTTTTCTGCCAATGCCGCTGAAAGTTCTGCACGAATTTCATCTTCAAGTGCCATTGGATTATCTCCGCCTGCTACTTTTGGATATGATTTCTTAACGCCTTGTTCACTACCACCTGATAAAGTTTTAGTCATGTAGTTTGCGTCTTTGTAATCTTCGTCAGGTGAATTGTCCCATTCTTCTTCTGGTACAACTTCATCTGCTTCAGCATCAATCTTCATTGGAATTTTCATATCCATTGGTTCTGGTTTGTCCATTGGACCTTGTTCAGGACCTTTTACTAAATCTCTTAATTTAGCCATGCTATCAACTGGTTCCATTTCTGGACCTTTTTTAATTGCAACTGGCATCTTATCCATTGAATCTGCCTGCGGTGCACCTTTAAGTGCGTTCATCAGTTTGATAACATCTTCTGCGTTATCGCCTGACATATTAATTGAAGCACTTGCAGTCTCAGATAATTCTTTCTTAATTTCTTTGTCCCACGCCTCAACCGTTTTATAAATGTCGTCTAGTTTCATAATTAACTCCCTATTGGACTTTTTGTTCCTATTGAGCCGTCTGGTTCGTTGCTCATCTTTGGCTGGTCGCCTTTAATGGTACCACCGTCGGACTTAACTTCTCTTTCTGCTCTGTAACTTTCTAATTCTTTAAGTAAGTCCATTGCACGACTAACACCTACAGTTTCCTGTGCGTTGCTGGCCGCTTGTTCCATCTCTGGAGTTTCTAGTTTAGTCTCGTATGGTTGGTTTTCTCGCTCTGCTTGATACTCTTCTTGTGGAGCGTTAGCATTGCGAATTATTAAATGTGCTTTATCCACATTGCACATTTGAAGTAAGTATTCATACAATACATGATCAGTAGTTGGATATGATACTTCTGCTTCAGTGTAATGTACTTCTACGTTTTCTAACTGTGGAAAATCTAAAGGACGTTTGGTAATAGGAGTCTTTTTAAATGGACTCATATTCACTAATCCAAATTTTGCTAATGCAGACTCAAAGTGATCTGCTGTATGTTCTGGTAATTCGCCTGCAACACCAATCTTAAACGTGTAAGTTTTTTTTGATTCTGCTAGGTATGTTTTAAAATCTTTCATATCCACTGTCCTTATATTTTTATTTATCCATATTTTTAAGTTTTTCGATCAAACTATTACGGTCTGTAACAACATATCCGTCGCCTGCAATAGTGCTAGATTCAGGTCCTGCGTCCTTATCTTGCTTCTCTTTGCGTAGTTGTAGTTCAACCATTTTTAACTTTTTGTCCAATTTCGCTGTTTTGGCATCTAAATTTGTCTTTAGCATTTGTCCTGCTACTTCAAATACCCTACCACTATAACGTGATTCTACATTCATTCCAAGATCCATTAAATCTTCATATGCCTGCATTGCTTTGTCTGATACTTCATTTAACTCTTTATCAGCCATTTCGCCTAGACCTTTTACCTGTGGAAGTGCTGAACTGATTTTATCTAGTTCTGCTATACTGCGTCTAGTCTCTTCCTGTTCGGCAATCTCTTTCCCTGCTTCTTTCGTAGCCTTGTCTTGGTCTTCTTTTACAATCTCTTGGCTATCAGGTAAATTTAATAATTCTTCTAATTTTTTGGTCATTTGTATCTCAATTAACTGCTACTATTATTTATCTACTTGCGAGTGCCTTGGTGGAAAATGTCTTTCTCGGAAATGACCCTAAAATACAGTCCCTTTTGCTTACACCATGCCCTAGCGGCTTCCCACTTTGCCATGTTCTGTACGTATTGTGCTTGATTGAATTTACTCTTGCCAACATTTTCTCTTAATGTTTGATTCTCTGGTTTTACTTCGATTAGTTCTGCACGTTGTTTGCCTTTTCTATCTGCATAAGCAATAAAGAAATCAGGAACATATATTGTATGTTTTCCTGTTAAAGGATTTTTATATGGAATACGAATACTTTCACTTGCCCACTTTGCCACGTTAGGATTCTCATCACAAAATTTCATAAATGCAAACTCCCAACTTGATCTGTATAAAGGAGTTTTTCTGCCTACGTATTTTTGTGGAAACTTTAAGGTGTATCTACCTTGTGCAAATTTAGCCATGGCATTACACCATTATGTTTCGTTTTTCACTCCAAGTACCTGCGTCGGCATCAACCTTGAAACCGAGTGTGCTAATTTTTTGTCTATTGTAGTTTAGTAGTTCTGTTACTACACTACTCAACTTAACATCGTCTGTACCTTTAAGTGTATCAAGAAGTTGAAAAACATTTATGTCGTCTATTTTTGCTTGTTGCAAAATCATACTGCCGACACTAGTTGCACTAATTTTATCAAAGCCTCTTTTTTCAAAGAAACCAATTACTGCATCTACTTCATTACTAGGATATGATAATTGACCTTGATAAAAATTATCAAAAAACTTTCTTACTTTTCTTTGACTATCTGCTGGATTCTCAGTTGCTGGTAAATTACCTGCTTGTATATCTTGATTGTTAGTTGACTGAAATTGATCGACTGACATTATACTGTTACTCCAGAGTTAGAATTTAATATGTTTGGCAAATCATTAATAGTTGTAGCATTTAAATTTGCTTTTTGTGTATCTGATAATGCTTCATAGGCAGTATTAATATCGTTCATGTTTGCACTACCTCCGTTTGCCAAATGCTGTGCTTTAAATGTTGTTGCTTTTGTTACATCATTTAATGCAGTTTCGTTATTGTTTAAGTAAGTTGTTGCATCACTTACGTTAGGAAACTTTTCTGCTAGTTTACTAACGGCCGCAACTGCACCTACACCTATTACTGCTTTTGTTTCTGATGTCAATCCACCACTGCCTCCGTTTTTAGGAAACACTGTGTTTGCAACACCACTTACATCTATACCTGCTGACTCTCCAATCGCATCTTTTAATATGCCGAAACTTTCTTGTCTTATTCCATCTTTGCTTAAATTTTTTGTATTACGTATTACGTTACCTGCTGTTAATATCGTATTTAAATCCACTGTGTTACCAGCAAGGTCTCCAAATACAGACTGAGCACCTGCGGCAATACCACCTTGACCAAACAAACGTGTTGCTCCACCACCTGCTAAACTTAATGGACTTGGTGTAAGATCATAATGTTCAGATGCAAACCCTTTAGGTGCAACACCTTCAACTACTTTTCCTCTTGAATACCAAACAGTTTCATATTGTAATTGCATTTGTGATTCAACTACTTCGCTAACTGCTTGATCCATTGTATCATGTGACCAACTACTAATCATTGGATTAACTAAAGTAAAACTTGTATATTCTTGTCTTGCCATTTGGTAGATTACAATACTATCAAAGAATGACTTTGAACTATCATTATCAAAACCATATCTATATTTGAAATCCTTTTTAAATGCATTAAACTTATCGTAAGGATCTTTTTTACTGGTATCGGGACTACCAGCGGCATCTACTCCCCCATAGTTTCCATCTTTGTAATAATATCTATAATATGCTTCCCACATTGCAGTTGTAACACCTTGATTATCATCATGGAATCTAATTGTAATTGGAGCATAGTCAATTCTTTTTTGTACAACTCTTTTTCTGTTGTATTGATGTTTTACATCTGTAGAAATATCATACTTAGGTAAGTCTGCTGACTTGACTAACATATTAATTTCATTCCTATGTTTTTGTGCTAACTGTGGAATCACTGAACTTGCTTCTGTATTAATATTGAAAGTTACATGGTAAAGAAATTTTACTTTCGGAGCAAGTCTAAATGCGTCATCAACATATAGTCTGGCACCGTGTGCATAGTCACCAAGATTACCTTTAGGGTTCAACGCCCCTTGTACTAAATTATTTAAGAATGGAGTGATTCTATTTGCCATACTAATATTTATCCAAATAAAAGACCGGTCTTTTTAAGAAGAAAAAAGGCGCCGTAGCGCCTTTAATCTGTATAATAGTAATTATTATGTTCCTGAACTTACCCCAGTAGCCGCAGAACTGTTAATTGCTCTACCTACTGCTGTTCCAATTCCTGTGTTTTCTGGAGTTTGGATTGCATTATCGTATCTGATTGTAAGTGCAACTGTAACTGCATCTGAAGTAGCATAAGCCAACTGATTGTAGTTTGCACTCTCAAGATAGCAACCATACAATTCAAAAGTCTCAAGCACCTGTGCTCCTGAGTCACCTTCACCATTACCACCGTCTAGTATTTCAATTCTAGTAACGAATTTATAATCCGCACCTGATCTTGCACTAGCCTGTTCGAAGAAATCAAACTGTTTCTGTAACTGTTCGCCAACTGATTTTTGAACATTGTTTGATGCGTCTTCACGTAAGTTAAGTGTGATTGGTTCCCAAGTGTGTTTACCAGCCAAATATACTTTTGAGTTATATACATCTAGTGTAATTTGCTCAAAGGATACGTTTGGTCTTGAAACATCTACTACTTGTTTTGTAAGTTCCGTTGTTGGGGCACTTACACCAAAATTTTCTAGCGATACCCTAAAGCGGTATTGCAGTTTAGGCATTAACAAGCCTTGAGTAGATGCACTTGCGTTGCTATCTAAAGGCACTGTTAATCTTGAGAGTGTTGAAATTGCCATTATTTGCTCCTATTACTTTTATTTATCATATTATAGGCCCGCTATTTCTCCAGTGTTTTTAAGTCTCAATGGAATGTAAATAAACTCCACTGCTTTCACTGGTTCTATTGCTATGTCTACATATAGTTCGTTTCTGTCTATTCTTGCTGGTGTGTTGTTACTTTCATCACACACTACTAAGAAGTCGTACAGTGCTCTTTGACCTGTTAATTCTAACATCAATGAATCAACCTGTGCTTTAATCTCATCACGTGTAATCTTATCGTTTGGTTCAAAGATATAAGGTTTAGCCAACTTGTTAAGTTGTGATCTTAGATATATTACAAGTCTTGCTACATTAATTCTATCTAATGAACTAGCATTTGCGGCTCTAGTCTTTTGACCAAAGTTAACAAGTCCAGCACCAGTTAAGAATGTAATTGGGTTAACATTGTTAGAGTAAAGTGTGTCTCTTTGTCCTTCGTTTAATGCGATTGACTTAAATTCACCTTCGCTATCAATAAAACCTGTAGCACTTGCATTTGTTATTCCACCACGTCTTGTTCCTGCTGGAGCAAACCATGGATAAGATACTTGATCGCTGAGTGCAATGGTTCTTAAGATACCATGTGATGCCGGAACAGTTACATTATTACCTGCGTTATCGCTTGTAAATAAACTTGGATAAAATACGCCCAAGTATTCATCACTTGTAACAAGTCCGTTATCATTATCTTCTGTTGCCAAATTAACATTCTTACCCCAATTGTTTAAAGTTGTTGCATCGCTTGTTAATCTGAATGGAGAGTCACCAACGATAAATGCTGTTAAGCCTCTATCACTGTTTAATGATTTCATCTCACCAATTAGTTCTGGATATCCTGGTGTAGCAAGTAAGTTAAAGATTCTTGATTCATCATCTCTAATTTCTTGGTTGCTATTAACCATTGATTGTAATTGTTGTACAATTACTTTTCTTTGTGCTTTTCTACCAAATGAACCTGCTCCATCTGATTGATTTGCACTTTCAGTTACCCATCTATGTTCGTAGTATGCTGACATACTGTTGCCTGCATCACTACCACGTAAGTTGTTTGCAGTAGTATCAACGTAGTTTCTTCTAAATTTCTTAACGTTGAATCCGCTTCTTCTTGTATTCCATAACAACATACCTTTTGGATATAGTGCTGGATCAGGAGCGTCAGTGTCCATGTAGTTGCTTGTTAGTAATGAAACAATAGTTCCTTGTGTACCACTTGTAGCACCGCTTGTATTGTATCTTACGTCAGCAAAAAGAACACCGTCTTCTGTAGTTTGATCTGTGTTATCTTTTAATACCCATTTTAAAGTAGTTGCATTCCAAACATAAATCTTAGGATAGTTTTCTAAGTCTGCTGTTGAAATCCAAACATCACCTTCTACTAGTGCAGAAGTATCTGACTGTGTAGTTGGTTCTGTTGCACTTACTTGTGGTCCTAATGGATCAGTTGTATTATAGTTAATACTTCCTGACTGATAGTTTTGATATCCTACAAAATCTGTACCATTGTGGATTAGTAAGTCTACTTCATCAACAACTGAATTGTACCATAAAGTATTGTCAGTTGTTAAAGCAGTTGGAGCCGATGAACTTGCAGTGTAAGTTAATACCTGCCAGTTACTTGCTAAAAACTGCTTAGGATTTGTTGAACTGTTTGTGCCTGGTACAAAGTATAAGTTTGCTGTACCACTTGATGCACTCACGTATGCCGCATAACCGTATAATGCTAAACCGCCGTTTGTGTCAACTAATCTAATGTCACCGCCATCGTTATGAGCAATAACAACTCTGTTGCTTGAATCAACACTTGCACTAACATTTGTTAAACCAGCACCATTAATTCCTGCCGCTAGTATTTCTGAGTCAGTTGCCGCCCCAGTTGGAGTAATACTTACTGTTACTGGACTTGACATTGCGTCTGAGTTTGTAGTTGATTCACTAATTGTAAATGCATAAGTTCCTGCTGAAACCTGTGAAGCAATTATGCTTGAAGTTACAGTAGTTGAACCTGTGTTTTTACGTCTAAAGATTTTAAAGTCTGCCTCAACAGCCGCCGCTTCAGTTGTGTTTGACTGTACATATACAGTACCAACTGCTAGGTTTAATCCACCACCTGTTGAATCAAGTGCTTTTAACGCCGCCATGTTAGTTGCGTAAATTGGAGCACCAATATCTGTCCAAAGGTTTGTGTTACCGTTAAAGTTTTTAACTTTAAGATTTGCACCTAAGTTGCTTTGTGAAGTTTTAAACCAAACAGATCCAGTTGGTCTTGGATTTGTATCTGTTGATTTAAATTCTGGAACACTTGTATGAGGAGCAATATTTAATTTAGGCAAGTAATAAGTACCTGCTGTAATTCCTACCTCTGCTAGTAATCCTGTACCTTCAGCAATAACAATGTTATTTGTTGTTGAGAAAATTGCTAATCTACCGTTAACTGCTTTTGCACTTACACCGGCAATACCAGCACCATTAATGTCACTTACGACATTTGTTAATGCAGTACCACTTGCTGTAATTGTTGTAGAGTTAATCACCATAGTTGCTGAGCCTGTTACAGTTGGATTGCTTGTAGATCCAGTCACAGCAGGATGGCTACCTACCCATGCACTAGTTCCAACTTTTACCCAGTTACCATCGGAGTTTTTGTAGTATAATTTGTTTACAGTAGTTGTTGTAACAAGAGCATAATCACCAACTGCTCCTACAGATGTTTTTGGATCACCTGATGCTACGTTACCAACTTGTTCTGTAGTTGATGTAATAATGTACGGAATCTTATTTGTAAAAGATTGTCCACCTGTTACTGTTGCAGATGAGCCATTCCATTCAAATATACCATATCTTGAATTTCCAGTGTCAAACCAATATGTACCTGCCGCTGGATTTGCCGCTGGTGCGTTAGCAGTTGCAACTAGTTCAGTTGTGTTTACATCTGCTCTAGTAACGTATGCTCTATTGGCTACACCTAAATATGAGTATGCCGCTTGTAATCCGTATTCATTAAGTTCTCCACCATGAATTGGATTGTTGTTTGAATCTGTATAAAAAGTTGGGTCACCAAAAGTTTCTGTTAACTCTCTTTGTGAAGTTATTAAGTATGGTGTTCCTGCTTTTGCTTTTGTTGTTCCTGCCGCTGTTGCTGTACCACTACCGTTTTTCTTGTCCTGTGCAGTGATAACAAAAATCATCGGCGTAGTGCCTGGTTCAGCCGGGGTATAGAACGATTCGTCTATAACACTAACCTGTACACCTGGTGATACTAAATTTGCCATTTTTTGTTCTCCTATTGGATCTTATGTTATTAGTATTTATACAACTCTTCCAAAATCTAGTGTAAATACTGCCTGAAAAAGGGGGCAAAAAGGTGAGGTAAATACTATTATGAGCAGACCTTTATGTAACTATTGTAAACAAAGACCGGCGGCAGTCAACTATAAGAAAGGTAATAAAACTTATTATAGGAAACAATGTGAAACGTGTCTACACAATGGCAAAAGCCATGGAGTACCTAACTGGTATAAAGCCGGATACCGTATGAAAACAGAATGCGATAAGTGTGGCTTTAAAGGTGAAGAAGTTCAGTTCAATGTTTACCATATCAATGGTAATTTAAATGATGTGCATTTTAGTAATTTAAAGACTGTGTGTGCTAACTGTCAAAGAACTATGCAACGTGTGGGTTCGCGTTGGAAACAAGGCGACCTTGTACCTGACTTTTAAGTTCTTCTAATGTACCGTTATTTTCAATGATAACATCAAAGTGTGTATTTGCCCATGCCCATTCACTAGGGTGGACATCTTTAGGTTCAACACCTATATCTTGATATACTCTAAACCACATAGGATCTAATCCACGTTTTACACGCCAAACTTGTCCACCTGTTTCAAGTATCATCTTTGCTTCATTAGGAAATCGTACATCTGTAATAACAAAGTTTGTATTAGGATTTTGTATAAGTTGTTGCTTTGTTAAACTAACCCAAATTCCATCAAAGAAGCCATTACGCATACATTCTGTACCAAATTCTTGTAGTACTAATCTTGGTGTTATTTCACGACCAGTTTCTTTGGTCCAAAATTCATCTTTTTGTTCACGCCAATCACGTGATTTATCTGTTTTACCATCTAGCAATTCTCTATCCCAATTAAACATGGCCGCAACTGCGTCTTTTAACTTATCCGCAAATGAAGTTTTTACAAATTGATGGTTATCTATTAATGTTTGTGCTACTGTGTCTTTACCGGATCCAATTAATCCGCAAATGCCAATTATCATGCGAGTATATTCCTAATGTTATCTAGTTAGTATATACTAAAATTTAGTGGATGTCAAGAACTTTTTAGCCGATTGTGAAACCGTAACCTTGTCCGCCTGCAACCTGCAGTTTTAGGTCTTCTTCTAATTTATCTAGTTCTGCCTGTGCTTCTTGTTTGAGTGCATCACCATTAAGTGTTGATCCACCCTGTGGACCAGCAATAGTGGCAAACTTACTTCTTGCTTCGCCTAACATATACTTACATTTTGCTAATGTATAATCTTTGATCCATTGCTTTGCAAGATAATCATTCATTAGTTCACTATCTGGTCTATGATTGTAAACATATAAAAGTATAGTTTCTTCTGCTCTTGGTCTTTGTAACAAAGTTAGTTTTTTAGTTGTGGTATTCCATTTAAATTCAATGAAAGATCCAAACATTCTACCTACTAATTCTTGGTAACTTGCAAACATATTATAAGTTGCTAGTCCACCCATGTTAGAACTAGAAAGCAAGTAGGTGTTTGTATATGCAAGATTGAATGGTTCAAATAATGTACCACCATCTCCACCACCAGTTCTACTACCAATGCTTCTTCTGAAAAGTTTTCTTACTTCAACAATCTCATTTGCCAACGTATAATCATTCTGGTCAATAACAGTGTCTAAAAACACATAACTTTCTTCAACAGAATTATCTGACCGTTGACGGAATTTGTCAAATGCTGTACGTAGTGAGATCTCATAGTGTTGAGGGTCTAATTCAACGTCGATCATGCCCCCGCCTAGCATTGCGGACACGTAATCGAATATCTCTTGTTTTTGGGTTACAATATCACTCATCTTATATGTATTTAGTCGAACGATAAATACTATTACTATGCCAAGACTGAGTTTATACAAACCCGAAAAAGGGAAAGATTACGAATTTCTAGATAAAACCATACAGGAGATGTTCACTGTTGGTGGTACTGATGTATTTGTACACAAATATCTAGGACCCAAGAATCCCGATGAAGCAGATGCTACTGCTGACCAACCAAGGTACAATGCAGTCAAAGAAACAAATATTCAAGATATGCTTTTCATGGAAAACCGTGATAGAAAGTATGATCCTGATGTATATGTTATGCGTGGAATTTACAATGTACAAGATGTAGATTTTGACATGAGCCAATTTGGTTTATTTTTACAGAATGATACATTGTTTATGACATTGCCTATTAATTATAGTGTAAAAACTTTAGGCAGAAAAATAATGTCAGGTGATGTATTAGAATTACCACACCTTAAAGATGAACACGCACTAAATGATTATAGTGTAGCATTAAAAAGATTTTATGTAGTTGAAGATGTAAATCGTGCAAGTGAAGGTTTTTCACAAACATGGTATCCGCACATATATAGAATCAAGATGAAACAAATAGTTGATTCACAAGAATTTAAAGAAATATTAGATTTACCAAGTGAAGAAGGTTCTTCACAAACATTGCGAGATGTACTTTCTACTTATGAAAGAGAGATGCAAATTAATGATGCTGTTGTATCACAAGCAGAAGCAGATGCACCTAAGTCAGGATATGACACATCACACTTATATACATTACAAGTAGATGCAGAGAATAATCCAGAACTTGTAACTGCCGATGAAGCAACAATAGATGCAAGTGTTAACAGTGGAAACTTAGATGCAAGTAGAGTAAATCAAACTCCAGAACGTAGTGGTTATCAAGGTTACTTAATAGGTGATGGACTTGCACCAAATGGTGAAGTATTTGGACATGGTATTAGTTTCCCAACTGCAAGTGTAGAAGGAGATTACTTCCTAAGGACAGATTTTATGCCAAATAGATTATTTAGATTTGATAGTAGACGTTGGGTTAAAGTAGAAGATGCTGTAAGACATAACTTAACTAACAGTCCTAACAAGAGAACACAAAAAGGAACATTTATAAACAACACAACTACATCAACAATAGGTGGTGAAACAGTAACTGAAAGACAAGCACTTTCAAAAGCACTTAAACCTAAGGCGGATAATTAATGCAACATTTTTATGATGGTCAAATAAGAAGATATGTCACTCAAATGATCAGACTTTTGAGTAACTTTACCTATAAGGACGGTAAAGGTGCTTTAGTAAAAGTCCCTGTCATGTATGGAGATATAACTAGACAGGTTGGACACATCATGAGAGATAATTCAGAAAACAAAATACCTAGTGCTCCAAGAATAAGTGTTTACATATCAGGCTTACAATTAGATAGAGATAGAATTAGTGATAGTACATTTGTTAGTAAAGTACATCTTAGAGAACGTTCATATGATAGTACAGGTAAAGAATATTTAAACACACAAGGTAAAAATGTAACAGTTGAACGTTTAATGCCAACTCCATATACGTTAGAAATGACTGCTGATATTTGGTCTACTAATACAGATCAAAAATTACAAATTATGGAACAAATTTTAATGATGTTTAATCCTAGTTTAGAAATACAAACAACTGACAACTATGTAGACTGGACAAGTTTAAGTGTTGTTGAATTAGAAACAGTAAATTTTAGTTCAAGAAGTATTCCTGTAGGAACAGAAAACGAAATAGATGTTAGTCAACTATCAGTTAAAACACCAATTTACATTTCACCTCCTACTAAAGTTAAAAAACTTGGAGTCATTACAAATATCGTAATGAGTATATTTGACGAAAGCCGAGGAACAATAGACTTAGGCGAAAGTATGCCTGAACTTAAAGCATATAGTGATGGCGGTGCTGAAAGTCCAACTACTGACTTTGAAGATGCAAACAAATCTAAACGTAAAGACACTGCAAGTGTTCGTGTTACAACTTATAATAATTTAGATTTATTAGTAATGGGTAATGTAGCAAAATTAATCCATAAAGGAAAAATTGGCGGTGTTACTTGGACACAATACGTTGATGCAATGCCTGAACAATTTAGATCAGGATTAAGTCAACTACAATTATCAAGAACAGGTAGAACAACAAGTATTAACGGATCAGCGGCAATTGATACAACAGATGAAAGAAACCTAATTATTAATTGGGACACTGATACATTTCCAACAGATAAAGTTATTGCAGGTTCAACTGGCAATAGAAGTAAAGTTGATTATATTATAGATCCTGCAACATTTAATCCTACGGTACAAAAAACACCAGGTACAAGATTCTTACTATTAGGGGATATTGGTGATACAGGCAACACAGACGGACCAGATGCTTGGAAAAATGCAGATAACACTGACTTTGTAGCAAGTGAAAATGATATTGTAGAATGGACAGGAACAGCATGGGCAATCTTATTTGATGCTAGTGCTAATAGTGATATAATTTACCAAACTAATCTTAATACAGGCATCCAATATAAATGGACTGGTACAGAATGGGTGCTATCTTTCGAAGGCGAATACCGAAACGGCACTTGGCACCTACTATTTTAAATAATTAATAGTATGAGTCAAGATATTATTTGCAGTGGAGCCTTATTCTATTCATTAAAAACTAAACGTTTTTTGTTTCTACATAGAGTACAGAGCAAACAGAACAATGTTTGGGGATTAGTTGGTGGTACTAACAATTCCAAAGAAACTCCATGGGAAAGTTTACAAAGAGAAATAAAAGAAGAGATTGGTACATTACCAAAAATTGCTAAAACAATTCCTTTAGAAACATTTGTAAGCACAGACGAAAAATTTAAATTCCATACATATCTTGTTGTAGTTCATGAAGAATTTATTCCTGTATTAAATGAAGAGCATGATGGATATGCTTGGTCAAGTTTTAATAAATGGCCTAAACCGTTGCACATGGGATTGAAGAACACCTTACAAAATAAAACTAATCAAACAAAATTAGAAACTGTATTTGATTTAATTCAACTATTGGAGAAGTAAATGGCCATTTTAGTTTACGGTGACGTAATGCTTGATGAATGGAGAATAGGTTCTGTAGATAGAATAAGTCCTGAGGCTCCGGTTCCAGTTTTAGTAGAAACAGGCTATAAAAGAAACGTTGGTGGTGCAGGTAATTTAGCAGTCAACCTTGCAAGTATAAACGGTGAAGTTGATTTGTATGGACCTTTAGGAAATGACAAACAAGGTTTTGCATTTTTAGATTTAATAAAAGACACAAAAGTTAATTCTTATTTGTCAAGTTGTATGGAAGCAACAACAAGCAAGGTAAGAATTGTAAGTACACAAGGTCAACAAATTTGTAGATTTGATACAGACGCAATATGTGATTGTACTCAAGCAGAAGATAGATTTATTAATAGTATTCAGCATAATGATTTAGTGGTAATAAGTGATTACAACAAAGGTGCTATAACTGAACAGACAGTAAAAAAGGCAAAAGCCAAAGGTGCAAAAGTTTTAGTTGATCCTAAGCAATCCCCTTCTTACTATAGAGGTGCATTTTTAGTAAAACCAAACATGAAAGAATATACTGAATGGTTTGGCGAATTCAGTTATGTAGCCGCACAAGATTTTTTAAAAGAATATGCTTGGGAATGGTTAGTAGTAACTGATGGTGCTAATGGTATTCATATTGTTAACGCAACAGACCATTGGCATTGTAAAGAAGACGTACAAGAAGTTGCAGATGTGTCTGGTGCAGGTGATACAGTAATGGCAATTATTACACACGGTTTACATAAAGGAAAAAGTGTTCCTGAATCATGCGAAGTTGCTTGTTATGGTGCTTCAAGAGTAGTTGAAAAACGTGGAGTAACAATAGTAACAGAAGACGACCTTAATAAAGGTATTGTATGGACTAATGGAGTGTTTGATATACTGCATACTGGCCATTTAAAACTGCTTAGACACGCCGCTACACTAGGCAAAAGGTTAATAGTAGGTATAAACAGCGATGCAAGTGTTAAACGTTTAAAAGGCGAAACAAGACCCATTAACAGTGAATTCAAAAGGAAAGAAACTTTAGAACAATTAGGATTTATAGATGATGTTGTTATATTTGATGGAGATACTCCCATTGATGAAATAACAAAAATACGTCCAGACATAATAGTTAAGGGTGGTGACTATACAACTGAAACTACTGTAGGCAACGAATTAGCAAAAGTTGTAATTTTTCCTACAATCGAAGGACATAGTACAACAGAAACTATAGAAAAGATTAAACAATGAAAATACTAGTTACAGGAACTGATGGTTTTATAGGATCACAACTTGCTGGATATCTCGTAAGCATAGGACACCAAGTTGAAGGTTGGGAATATATCCCTAATAAGTATCCTGATCCGGCACAATGTGATAGAGTAATTCATTGTGGTGCTATTAGTAGCACAACTGAAAAAGATGTTGAAAAAGTTATGCAACAAAATACAGACTTTACTTTAAAACTAATTGAATTGTGTGATATGATGGGTACAAGTATGCAATACTCTAGCACTGCAAACCTATATGGTAACACAAATGACTTTAATGAGGACGCAGACTTGCATCCAGAGAGTCCATATGCTTGGTCAAAGTATCTAGTAGATAGATTTGTTAAAAGTTATAGTAAAGACTTTAGAATTAATATACAAGGATTTAGATATTTTAATGTTTTTGGTAATGGTGAAGATCACAAAGGTGACCAAATGAGTCCTGTAAGCAAATTTACTAAACAAGCAAAAGCAAATCAAAATATTAAGTTATTTGAAAACAGTGAAAATTATAAACGTGACTTTGTTAGTGTTGAAGATGTTTGCAAAGTTCATGCAAAAATGCTAGATGTTGATAAAAGCGGAATATTCAATGTAGGTACAGGAGAGGCAACAAGTTTTAAAACTATTGCAGATAAAGTTGCTGACAAATATGGTGTAAATGTTGACCTAATACCTATGCCTAAAGACATTGCAAAAAATTATCAGGAATATACCTGTGCAGATAATACAAAATTACAAGAGAGTTTAAACTATGAGTTTGAAAACGTTATTGACTGGATTGATAGGCAGTAAAAAACCAAAGGTAGAGTGGTGGAGTACCGTACCTGGCCTAACAGACCTCGAACCAGTACAACCTGCAAACAAGTTTTTTCCAGAATGGTTCAAGAAAATGCCAAGATGGTTAGAAGAAGACAATCCTTTCGATAAAGGTACTGCCAAAAATTGTCCAGGTATAGTAGACTTTTATAAAGATGCCTTTGTAATTCCATTATGGGCAGACTTTCATTTTAATATTACTGATAAAGACTTTGGTTGGAAGTGTAGTAATGAAGATTTTACCATGTCTTTACATTATAAGGAACAGTTTCTTGACCACACACCAGAAAATGTTCAAAGCGAAGTAAAGTTAGTTGCAAAAACTGATTGTCCTTGGAGAGTTAAAACAAGCAAGGGTTGGGGCATGATGCAATTACCTATGTTTTATGAATTTAATGAGTTTTTTGAGTGCCTACCAGGACTAACATACACTGAATGGAGCCATCAAATAAACCAACAACTGTTAATTAAGAAAAAAGGCAAATTTTTACTCAAAAAAGGTACGCCAATTGCAATGTACAAGCCTGTAAAATTAGATAAAATAAATTATACAGTAAAAGATGAAGATGACGCAAAATTTATTGATAGTTACAAGTCAAACCTCAAGTTTCAAAGCAAATTTAAGGGAAGTTACAATGCAATTAAAGGAAAATATCTAAATGAGTAATAGATTAGAAGGAAAAGTGCCTAAGGGTTGGGGATATGAATTGATATGGGCAACCAATGACAAATATTGTGGTAAAATTATGGTATTTGAAAAGCAAGGTGCAAAGTTTTCCATGCATTTTCACAAAGAGAAAGATGAAACTTGGTTTGTTAATGCTGGTAAGTTTTTGTTAAGGTATATTGACACACAAGAAGCAAAACTTTATACCAAAGAACTTAATCCTGGCGACACTTGGCATAATCCTCCATTGATGCCACACCAATTAGAAGCACTTGAACCCAATAGTTCAGTAACTGAGGTTAGTACTGCTGATTCAGTTGAAGATAATTACAGAATTATTCCTGGGGACAGTCAAAAGACTGATGAAGTTAAGCCTGTGCCTCCGACCAACGTAGAATAATATTTGCATCTACGGCCGTTCCCGCTGTTTTATAAACGTTAATTGCTAATACGTCTGGACCATTTGGAAAAGTACCTCTACCACCTAGTGTAGTATTAGTTAACTCTTTGATCTCTGCAAGATTCAATGTTGCTCTTTCACCTGGTTGTGCAATAAATGAAAATATAGTTTCACCTGGCTGTGCATAAGGTGGATTACCAAATAAGAACGTTACAGTATCACCTGAACTTATCGTTGCAACCGATGTTTGGTTAAATGTAACTTCGTAAAATTCTGTTCCACAGTGCGTTAATGAACTAACCGACTGTACAAACGTACCCGCTGGCCAATTTAAGTCACTTGATGCAACCTCTGTACCTTGTCCTGCTCCCGAAGCCTCCCATGATGCTTTAGTAAACAACAATTTGTTTGTAAATCCTGTGTACGTTTTGTATATAAACTTTAAAGTTGTTGATGTTGTAGACAAGTTACTTGCTCTGTTAGTTCCATTTGGTCCTGTGTAGAATATTCTGTATCTAAATCCATTACCTTCTAATGGTCCTACTCCTGATATCACATATTGACCGGCGTTGAAAGCATTAGTTGGATTTTGTGACTCAATGTATGCACCTATTAACGGAGTACCAATTGTTTGTATTGGTGAATAGTCAATTGTAATCGGACTATATCTATCATTGTACTGTGATGTTCTAGTATAGTTAAATCCACTATCTATGTCTGCTTGTACTGTTGCTGATGCAGTAGTCTGTGTAGCACCACCGTTCCAGTTAACAGATCCACCCGCGGCGATCTGAGCAAAACTTGGTTGTCCTCCTGACGCTAGTCCTGATATACCTTCCCAACCAATGTCATTTGGATTAACTGGATAGTTCTGTGGGTTAAGCACACCTTCAATAACAATTCCACCTTTTTGTCCTGATGCGTTTGGTTCTGATGTAACCTCTAGTCCATCTAGTAATAACTGTGCTCTGTTTAACAATTCTCTTTCACCTAAGTCACCAACAATAGCATTAGATACACTAGGTGCTAGTCTTATTAAGAAAGAAGTATATCTTGTTGTACTAATACTTGTACCAGTCGCTTTGTAACTAAACAAATATCCTCTATCAAAGTCAAATCCACCGTCTGTAATATAAGCAGATCCCCAGTGTGATATAATCGGACTAATTGTGTTACTAATTAATGGTACTCCTGTATTTCTAGTATGCGTTTCTGCCGTACCTGCCGAATATGTTCTTGTTGCACCTGAGGCAAAGTTTGTCATTTGTGCACCACGTGTACAACCTGTTAAGTTTTTACCGTCAACACCTGTAAATTGAATCATCTCATTATCGATATAAACAATTCCGCCTTCTGGTGGGAAGAAAGAAGCGTCTTCTAACGGTAACGTTGTTGCTGTGTCAGTTACGTTTGCACTTAACTTACCAACAGGTCCTTCATTGGTTACTTCATATCTAACCGGCATATTACCAGTTCTCATAAATGCTTCTGTGTTAATGTTTGAGTTTCTCATTCTATGACCAAACACAAAGTTACCATCTGCTCCTCTGAGCATATAATCAATAAATCCAGCACCATACCAACTGTACTGGATACCTACCATCTGCATCTTACTGATGTCAATGTTGTATCCACTTGGTCCTGTACCGTCCATTCTATCTCGGTTAAAGTCTTTTTGTTCTGTTTTCTTATCTTGTACTAAACATAATTTACTTGAAAGAACATTTGTTACACCTCTAAAGTCAGGAGCAACTGACATTTGAGTATTACTAATTACATCACTAACAACGTGTGTCATACCTTTGATAACAATTCTGTCACCTGCTTTTAATTGTTCTCTAAATCTTGTACCTGTACCAGTTACAGTGTTTGTATCAACAGCAATATCAACAACACCTGCTAACTGTAATGTTGCAGTTCTTTGAACAGCACTAAATTGTGTACCATCGTATTCAAAGAAAATACCATTTTGGTCATCAAAACATCCTGAACGTACAGTTGCACCATGGAATGTTTTTACTGATACCTGTGCTTTTGCACTTAATTCTGGAGTAGTTGATCCTAATGCATTTACGGCCAATACTTCAAATTCTCTTTCGCTGTTAATATCTGATACAACATAGTCGCCATTGAAACCAACAGTATTAATTCCTATTAATCTAATACCACCACCAACTTGTAATCCATGATCTGTATCATCTGTAGTACAAGTAATTGTTGAACCAATGCTTGTTCCATTTGCAGTCACTTGTAATAAGTCATAACTTGGAGCAAATAAGGCACCAGTTGTGTACATAATACCTTTACCTGATTGGTATCTAATATATTTTTTAGATTGACGTATTGCCTGTGCACCGTGTTGTGGGCCACCTGTTCCTAATTGAACACCTCCATCATATGGTCTGTGTACAAAGAATGAATCTGGTCTTGGATAAATGAATCCTTGTATAGGATCATCATTGTTAGTACCAGTATTAATGGCACCTGGGGCTCTACACTGATACTGTAATCTTTTTGTTGTTGGAACTGCTGTTGCATTAAATGGACCTGCACATAAATTATGGTTATTACTACCATCATCTGATTCTACAGTAATTAAGAAAGTGTTACCTGGAACAAGTCCGTGTGCAGTTTCAAAATCACATTGTACAGTTGCCAATGCACTGTAGGTAATGCTTGTAGTTGGTGAAATATTTTGTGTTGCCGCTTCTGACATTGTTACTGAACTATATAAAGCCGCAGTATTTCCAGGAACTGCTGTTCCACTTATTTGAATATTTAAAAAGTCACCTTCCGTTGAATTAATGTCACAACGTAAAGTTAAATCATTGGTAGGAGTCGCTCCACCTAATTGGTTACCAGGAATTACAATCCTATCACCTTTTTTGTATCCACTACCATTATCGGTTGCAGTTACAATACTGTATGTTCCACCTGAACGTGTAATATTAAAGACTGCATTTGAACCACTGTTAGCATCATTAGTTCCATTTACACCAGTATAACTTCCTGTACCTGCGGCACCAGTACCTACTATGTTTGCAGTTGTAACTTCACCACTTGATCCAACACCTGTAATTGTAAGTGTTAAATCATTGGCCGGAGTTGCGCCACCTAAGTCTGTACCTCTAATAATAATTGTTTGATCTACACCATAACTTTGACCAGCAACATCAATTTGGTCTAATGTGTAAGTTTGTGAAGCCAAACTTATTGTAAATTTTGCACCGTTACCAACAATGTTTGTAACTGATGTCCAGTTTGGAATAGTTTTAGTGTTAACCATTGTACCTGCATCAGTAACAGTTAAAATTGTTCCGTTTACATCAATGGTTGCTACTGTAATTGTTAAATTGTTTACTCCGTCAACACCACCTACTTGTGAACCTAGTACTGTAAATGTTTCTCCTGCTAGATATCCTGTTCCACCTGATGCTACTGAAACGTTTGCACCTGTACCAACTCTTTCAACATTAAAGTCTGCACCAACACCAGCCGCTGTATTTGAAGTGTAAGTTACACTTGCATAGTTTACACTGGCATCTGGAGCAGTACCAGTTGCTGATACAGAAGTAATAGAACCACCAGTACCAGTATTTGTAACTTTCATGAATAAATCATTAGTTACTGATTGTCCACCTATATCAAAACCATCAACTTTAATTACATCACCTTCTACATAACCGCTTGATGTATCTGGAGATGCCATTGATACTGAGTAAACATTGTTTGTATATACAATATCAAAGTTACCGCCTGTACCAATTGAACCTTGTAGTTCACCTGGTAAATTTGAAAATGTTCCATTACCATCAAATGCACTACCAGTATCATCAAATGTTTGTAATTCACCACCTGTGTCAACTGATGTAACTACAAGTCTTAAATCGTTTGTTGTGTCTGAACCACCTATTAACTGTCCACTGATAACAATGTTATCACCTAGTCTATAATCTTGTCCTGGTGCGTTAAGTGTTACTGAATATGTTCCACCTGATCTACTAACATCAAACGTTGCACCATTACCAATTGAGGAATCATTACTTCCTGCTAATCCTGTATATTGAACTGTGTTACCAACAAAGTCAGCCGTAAGTGCATCTGATAAAGTAACCGTATTACCAACAACGTTAGTTACGAAAGTTGCATACCCATCACCTCTGTTCAAACCTAAACCATTAACAATACCTGAAACATTTTGTACTGTAATTGTATTTGATCCTGATGAAACGTCTGAAGTTGTAACAGGAGTTGTAACAATGCCACCTGTACCTTCTGTACCTGTAACCTGAGAACCTAAAGGAATACCTCCGCCTACTGCAACTAATGGAGCACCAATCTCTGGTGCTGTTCCTGTGTATGCTATTTGATCTGATCCACTTGGAATACCTAGTGTTGCAATAAATGATCCACTTGCACCCTGTGAAATAATACTAAATGCAACATTTTGTCCACCAATTGATGCACCAGTGTAAAATCCACCTTTTCTTAATTGTGTATAAAAAGTTGAAAGTACTTGTCCGTTAACAGTACCAACTTTTGCTTTTGCAAAATATGTAAATGTAAAGTTAGTAGGAACCGTGTTAACGATAAATGATCCTTCTGCTCTACTTGCCCCTGCAATACTATTTGCCAATGCTTTAATTGTAATAGGAACGCCTGGTTCAAATCCGTGTGCTGATGCTGTTGTAACTGTAATTAAACTTTGACCAACACCGCTTGTTCCTGTTGAAGCATCTGTGGCAACTGATGTAACTTGCGTATCAGTACCAGGTACTTCGTAAATACTAGGATAACCCCTTTGTGTTCCAATGGCTTGCCACTTCGTAGGCTGTAGGCCGTATTCAAAGTCAGCATCAAGCATTGATAAAGAGTTAGCAACTCTTTGTCTTTCAATTGCATCTGTACCAAAGTCATATGGTCTAGTTTTTAAATCACCTTGATCAACAAAAATTTGTATTTTATCATTTAAGGAATTAATAATAGGTTTATCTAATATCGGTAATGTCGACAATCCGCCGGCAATTACTGTTGTAATAATTGTTGTAAGTTCTGTTATTCTATCTGATGCACCTAACTCTGCATTTGCACCATTAAATGTTTGTGTAGTAACACTTGGACTTTGTTTTGTTGTGTAAGCAGATTTAGTTAATATATAATTATTAATTAAGTCTCTTACAAATTCTTTTAATTCTTTTTCAGGTACCCTAGTTCCTGTAATTAATGGAGTAGGACCATCCCAAAACTTACTTGCTTGTAATCTAGTTTTTTCATTTCCACCATATTGCATATCATGAAGGAAGCCATCTATTTCTGTTGCAACATCTCTTTCAATTAATGCACCAGTATATGTGTAACCATCAAATGTTGATCCGCCAGTTGCTGTGTTAACTTTATCTAGCACCCAAGCAACTGCTTCATCTTTAATAAATTCTTTGTTATTACTAATTAACGTTCTAGCATTTTGTACATAAGTTTTATTTTCTGTAGACTTGTCAAAGTAAACAGTTGTAATGGTATCTGTGTTTTCTAAGAATTTGTTAAAGTAACTAAATGAAGGTGTAAACTCAACAGATTTAGTAACGTATGCTGTGCTACCTCCTGCTGTTGGATCACTAAAGTTAAACAAAACTTCGTTAGTAGATGTATTTGTAATTAATAATACATTATCTAATGTAACTTTTGTTGGAAATCTTACACTTGAAACCTGTGCGTTAGATAGTGCAGGCATATTATCTAAACCATAATAAATTACCTCACCAATAACGTTATCTAAAATATTTTCTACTACTGTACCTGCATCTGTTTCAGCAACATATTCAGCATTAATAGTTTGTGATGTAACTACTGGACTTTGTTTTGTAGTATATGCAGTATTACCAAAAATGTGAGTTTGGATTAACCAAGTAGCAAATTGTTTTGCCGCTCTTTCTGGATTTCTATCTCCATCAATCTGTGGAATTGTTCCATCCCAATATGTTGAAGCAAGATATCTTCCTTGCTCATTACCATTATATCTTAAATCATATAAAAGTCCGCCTGGCTGATCTTGTACAGGATTATTTGGATCTCCACCAATAAGGTTGTAACCCATATCTCTTTCACATTTTGCATCACTATCATTTGTATAATTTCTAAATGCGTTTGATATACTTAATGCAGTTGCACTAACGTAAGTATGTGCAGTTTGGTTTACAGTCTTTCCTACTTTACAAGTTATTGAATCAGAACTTATTGCTGTAATTACAACTGGCTTATTATACCATGGATCCCATCCTGTTGTTGTGCCGGCTCCTGTTGCTCTTGGATACGCATACTGAGTTGCACCTCCATCTTGAGCAGTTGTAAATGTTATTGCCCCTGTTGCAAAAATTACTTGGTCACCTGGTAATAAGTTATGTGTACCTATAGTAACAACCATTGATCCTGTTGTTGGATCGTATGTTGCATTTGTTGGAGTAAACTGACTTTGTGTTGCTTGTCTAGTAATGTTATTGTTGATATAAGCACGAACTTCGTCCTTAATAAATTCTACATTATTTTGTATTAACCAATAAGCATTAGGACGTCTACTTTCAGAGAAAGGAATACCAGTCTGGAATACATATTCATTTTGCTTTTGCTTTGCCATTTACTTTTATACTCCTAGTGCAATCGCTAGTGCGGTTGCTTTACTGTCGACGTACTTCTTGTTAGTTACTTGCAAATCCGTGGTTGGAGTTGCTTGTGAAACTGCTGATGTAAACGTAGCATCCTTAGGTGTCACATCTCCAATTACAGTGTTATTTAACCCAGAACTGGCATTTAAGTTTACAAATGATCCGTCTTTAGGAGTAGTTTGTCCTATTGACATATTGTTTATTGTACCTACTGCCGCACTTGTTAAAGTAATTGCACCAGTGCCTGTTGGAGTTAAAGATAAATTTGCATTTGCACCATTAAATGTAACATTTTCACTTGCAGTCATAGTCAATGCGTTAACATTCATGTTGCTCATTGTACCTTCACCTGCTGGATTTATAGTAACTGTACCATATGCACCCTGTGGTGAAAATACTAAATCTGCATCTTGTCCTTGCATTGTAACATCACCTGTTACAAGCAAACTACTGAAACTACCTACACCAGTTATAGTTGGATCAACTGTTGTAATTGTACCAAACACACTACCGTCTGCGTTTCCATAATATAAAGTAGCAGGAGCAGTTGGACTTAAATTAAGTGTTGTTACATCATTGTTTTTACCTTGTGCTTGTTCTCCAGTAGTTGTTGTACCTGGAGTTCCTGCTGTTAAATGTGATAAGCCTGTATTGTAGTAACGACAGTTTCCTACACCAGTTAAGTTTACAACTGGATTATCTTCACTTGCTTCAAATATTGAAAAAGTTAATTGAGGCAAAGTCATTAATTTAAATGAATATGTAGTTCCTCTAGTTAATGTTATAGTTGGATTATTTTGTAGTATCTGTGTACCTGAAACATATTGTTCATCAAAGGTAAATTCTGCTGAAGGAACAGCACCTAATTGGCGTACAACAAACTGATTATCTACTGCCGCTTCTTCTTGTGCAAGGGTATATGTTACACTTCTTAAAGTAACATTACCTTGAGTATCTACAGAGAATCCAGGACTTTTAAAGCCTGCATCAGATTCAAATGGATTATATGTGACTGCCATGTTATTTTATCTCCAACTATTCATATTTATCTGAATCTGTTTCACCCTGCTACTGGTATATTTTGGTTTTGATAGTAATTTGCTGAAAATATAATCTTAGATCCACGTAGTTCTGAACTATCTGCTGATGTATGTGCGTTAGCAATTAGTGTTACTGTTGAATCACTTACAGTTGCAGTCAACGTGAGTAGGTCTTGATTAAGGTTTGATCTGCCATATATAGTTACATTTGCATCATTAGGTCCTGCTACAACAAGTGCCTTAATTATTTCTTTAGCAGTTGATGATAAATCAATGACTATTGTGTACTCTGCGGCACAGAAATCATTAACTAAGAATCTATCTACTTCAGTGTTTTGTGTAACTTTTTTCCATGGGCCATGATAACTAAAATTCGTACCATTTTTAAGTAAAACTGTACCTTTAGTGCCCTTGCCAAAAAACTTGTCTAAACTAAACATTTATACCCCTTTATATATGTATTTATCGGAAAGGCTGTCTAGTTAGAAACTGTAAACAATACCTTATATTCGGGCAAATATAGGTACTCTATGTCGCTTTTTGCTAGGGTATGTAGTGCATCTTCCAATGTTTCAACCAGTGGATCTCCACCTAAATTAAAGGAAGTATTGAATACTATCGGAGTACCAGTTTTTTTCTTAAATTCTTTAATTAAATTGTAGTAATTTTTGTTTTGCTTTTCATTAACAGTTTGTATTCTACAAGTTCCGTCAACGTGTATAATGCTAGGAATTTTTTCTGCTATTCCTTCTTGGCAATTTACTGCATACATCATAGTTGGTGATGATTCCATGCCACGTAAATCAAACCATTCATGTACATCTTCTTCTAAAATACTACCTGCAAATGGTCTAAAATATTCTCTACGTTTTACTTTATTAACATAATCTTTTCCGTCTTTAAATGAAGGGTCAAATAGTAAACTTCTGTTGCCTAATGCACGTGGTCCGTTTTCACTTCCTCCTTGAAATATAGCAACAATATTTTTATTTGCTAATAATTCTACAATAGAATCATTTTCTATTTCTTCATCTATCTTTGCTTCGTATTTTTCCGCAAGTTCTTTTATTTGTGTATCATTATATGTATATGTTGGACCGTTGTATAACGTATCTACTTGTTCATTAATAGTTCTGTCCCTTGATATAGTTCTATAATGTAATAGTGCCGCACCCATAGCCGTACCTGCATCATTACTTACTGGTTCAACATATAGGTTGATTCCTTCTTTTTTTAATTCTTCTAGGTAGTAATAATTTGCTACACAGTTTAATCCATAGCCTCCACTTAATACTACATTTTTCTTTCCACTCATTGCAACTGCTTTTCTAATTAAGTTAGCAACTTGTTCTTGTGTTTGAGTTTGTACAGCATAAGCCATATCTCTTCTGTTTTTTAATTTTGTTACGTCTTCATCTTGATCTTGTTTATCTCTTAAAAAGTGAAAATAATTTCTGTTTACAAGAGCACCATTTGGATAAGTTGGTACTATTACATTTCTATCACTTAATGGATGTGTTTGTCCTTTGGTAAAGAGTGATGGAACTTCTTTAGGTTGTTCCCCGTAAGGAAATAATCCCATAGTCTTACCTGCTTCAATAAAACTAAACCCACAATAGTCTGTTACTGCTTCATATGTTTTTACAATTCCTGCTGTTTCACTGATTACAATTTCTGGGACATTATCTTTTTCGGCAAAAAATTCTCCGCTAAAGTTTTGATATTCTGCTCCTAGCAGAGGACCTGTTGTTCCTAAATGTTTATATAATGTTTTAAATCCTACAGGCATTTCACAATCAAAAATTGTTTCTGTTTCCCATAGTGTTGTATTTTGATTAGGATCGCCATTCATGTTTGCACTAAAGAAAGTACCTGCACCGTCAACAATAACTGCAACGGCATCTTCAAATCCACTATTGTAAAAACTTAAGGCCGCGTGTAACTTATGATGGAAATAACTTAGGTCAACTACTTGCGGATGATTAGGTAATAGTTTAGGATTACGATCAATCAATCCCATCTTACGAGCAAGTCCTGTATAAACGTCATCGCCTGTAAAGTCTACTTTGCCTGCTGTTGCTTCTAAACTTTGTGTATGTGCAACAACAAGATAATCTAATTTATCTGTATAGTCTAATATTTTCATCATTGAAGCATACGGACCACCATCGTACTTGTGACGACTTAATCTTTCTTCTTCTATAGAAAATACTACCTTACCATCTTTAAGTAAACATACACCTGCATTGTGTCCTCTGGCTATTGCGGCTATCCATTGACTTGGTTTTTTCATATTAAAATCCTATATATCCTATATGCTTATAATCTATTACATTTTCTAAAATTGCTTTTTCAAAACTTAAAAGGTCTTTATTTTCATCTTTTAGTTTATTCAAAGTATTCAGTGTACTAACTTGTTTATCGTTATTTTCGTGATTAAGACCCAAACTTGGACGGATAATTTCATTCATATATTTGTAATGTTGCCAATGACTAGGGTGCATTTCTACCCAGTCTTTGTTAGTCTTAGGATCATAAAACTTGTATTGACTGTGCTTATGTTTCCATGCAAATAGTCCTAATGGTTCTAACCAGTTAGTCTTATCTATTTTTTTATAAATCTCTAATTCTTGTTTTTGTTTATACACATTTGTTTCTTCTTGAGTACTTTCTCCAAACCCAGGAAAGTCCGGCATATCAGTTCCTAGTTTTTCCATATCACCTATGCTTAACATTCTATAAGTGCAGTTTGTACTTTCTAATAATCCTTGTGTTAATATAATATTATTTTGTCCGTGCATGAAGTAACTGTGTTCGTCCCAAAATGTATCAATCCAACTATCATCATAGCATTTTTCTCTGTTTAAATAATTAAAAATACTTCCTTTAGTTTTCCAACCTATATCTTCTGTATTTCTAATTGCATCACCACGTTGTAAATTACTTCTTTTAAAAGTATGCCAGTCATTTCTTATATGTGTACTCCATTGTACAATAACTGTATCGTCTTTTGTAAAATTATTTTTTATATGACACTCGGCTACACGTTCAGCAATAGCACGATTACCTAAACCAGGAAATCCCCAGTTCTCAAACTGATCAAATTCATATCCTAAGAAGTCTGCATACGTTGGCCACGCATACATTGTAAAACTACAACCAAAAACGAAAAGTCTACTTTTTCTTTTTGTCATCTTTCTTTAGTCCAGCCCCTTTCAGACAACTTTCAACAATGACATCTTCGATCTTATCATTCATCCACATAATACCTTCATTGGTTCTGTCTGATAATTCGTCCATTGTTATTCTAATTGGACTATAGACTCTTGCACCCTCGCCCATATCTAACACATCAAATTTTTTGTTATTAGGGTAAGAAATGTTTTCTTTAAATGTACTACCAACTACAACAGTCGCTGGCTTATCTAAAGCATGAGCCATGTGTTGACCTACACTATCACAACCTAAGAAATAATCTGCTTCTTCAATTATTCCTAGCCAGAATCTTAATTCTATATTTTGTGGAATAGCAATAGGTTCTTTTACTCCGTGCTTTTGAAATTCAATAGCAATCTCACTCATAAAGATAACACCAAAATGTTTAGAAAGTTTTTTTACAAGATTGACAGTATTCTCTGCTTCAAAACTTCTACCCGATGGGTCACCAATTATACCATTGTCGTTAATAGTTCCTCTACCAAAGGATTGGAACACAACAATTTTATCTTTACCTGTTTTTGCTTTAACTTCATCTACAAGTTTCTTACCAGTCATGCGTTCTTGCATTGATAATTTTATTGTAGGCTTTGATAATTCTCTGATACCTTTATTATTAATTGCAATATCATATGCTTCATGTAAATTACATTTTTGATTATAATATTCCCATACTCTATATGGTTCAGGTGTAATTAAATTTCTATCTTTTAATTTGTCTTGGAATAAATTTTTATGCCAAACATCATATGTTCTGTTAAAAAGATCTGGATGTCCTTTATAAAAATCAACTCCTCCTTCGCAAACAACCACAAACTCGTCGTCTGGGTTTTCTTCTTTAAATTTTTCTAATGCCGGAATACTTGCAATTACTCTACCTGCTCCGCCATTAATAAAAATTGCACTGCTTCTTTTATCTGTCATGTTTCAATATTTCCTTTGATATAGATACTTATTTAGAAATCCCAGTAGAACATCTGAGTTCCGGTTCTTGGCATTTGTACTTCCCATTTGCCGTTAATAACAACACCACTAGGACTACTTGTAGGTAAATCATGTCTATTACCAAACTTATCACAACAACTGTCAACTGTAATAATGGGAATTCCGTATTGTAAACTCATCATACGTAGATGAATATCATGCCATTCCATCCATATTTCGTCTTGATCGTTACCTCTATCACCGTTAGTACTGTGTAAGATAAGTTCAACTTGATTTAAACTTGCTAACATAGGTAGGGAAGGTGCATTAAATCTAAAACCGTTACCCCAGAAATCATTACATATCATTCCTGTGGTTCTAACACCATTACAATAATGTGTTTTTATTGTTCCAGGCGGGTCTGCTAATACTTGGTCCCAACTGCTACTAGGACTATCTTGTCCACCTACTATGTATTGCTTGTTTGTCGTACCTAAAAATAATCCTTCTGGATCATAATATCTTATTTGATTTTTTCTTATAGCGCCTCTATGTTCGACGTCTACCCAAAGTGTGCCTAATGCAATTCCTATGCCTAATCCTTGTGCTTTTGCTACTATCTCTGTAGCCGCAGATTGTATGCCTGTTACACCTTGTGGTGCAACTAAATCAAAGTTGGGAAAATATCCTGTTAAAGATCCTTCAGGTGTTAGTAACCAATTTACTTTATTATCCTTACACCAGTCTAAACTATCCAAAATAGTTTGTTTATTTTCTTCTATTTGTTGTGTTACAGGCATTTGTAAACCTGCAAATCTTACTGGTTGTCTTTGATTCTGTTCATCTGTTTGCATACAGATATTTACAGAATAAAAAAGGCGCCGTAGCGCCTTTTGAATCTAGTGTTTTCTAGTTAAATTGTTCCACAAGGGGAAGTTGGATAAAGGACTTTCCAAGCCGCATAACGTTGGCACTTGCTTATTTTAAATTTAGCACCTGTTCCACCGCTTGAAGTTGTGTATGTAGCATCTGCATATTCTTTTGCTTCTCTACCTACAACAATATCGTTACCATCATTTATTGCTTGATTAGATGAAATACTTATTCCTGTAATTTCACCACTTGAACCAATTGTTTTAACAGTAACTTTCATTGCATCAGCAGTTATATTATTTTCTAAATCTGCTTTTGCAAAACTTAATTCATCATCTACAGAATAACCTGTACCTGCTGTTGTAATTTCTGCATTGAAACTATCACCATATTCTACAGGTAAATCTCTTAGAGTTGTTCTAAATGTTTCCCAAGATGCTTTTACATCTGCAGGCATATCTGATTTAACTTTATGATCAGTTCCTGCTAGTAATGAATTTCTATGTTTTCTAACGTGTGTCCATTTAACATGAGGTTGTTTCCATGGATAATGTGCTGTTCCACCTTCTATTGAACTTGCAACTTTTTTCCAAGTTTTTGCATCAAAGTCATATTCAATGTCAAACTTTTCGTAAGTGTGTTCTGGTGGAGGATTTTTATATGTTAAGTATTTAGATCCATTTGGTAATGTTTCTTCTACTTGCTCTAACATTTCATCTTCAAAATCACATTCCATTAATGAACATATGATTGGATTTTGTTCACAATCAACATAAACTTTTTCTAAGTGTGGAGCAGGATTAAATTCTAAACCTTCATCGTAATCCATATATGCCGTAGGTGCTAATTTTTTTGTTTCTTTATCTACAAACACCCAAATATCTTCTGGACCATCGTAAGTGTGTGTACCTTCTAACTGCTCGTTATCGAACTGTCCAAGATACTCATCTGGTTTAGGGTAATTAAATTCTATAATTTTAAATGCCATATTTCTAACCTATCCTTAATAGTACACCACGTACACTAGTCCACCACCGCCTGGTGATCCACAACAACAAACTTCACCATATGCCTGTGCTGACATTCCGCCACCACCTGGAAATAGTCCAAAGCCTTGTGATCCACCCCAAGCACAACAACCGTTAGGTCCGTTTCTTGGTGATCCTTGTGCAACGTTTTGTGTTACATACATATTACCTCTATCATGACAGTATTGACTTAACTGTGAAGATGCCTGCGTAGCACCTAAACCAAAGTCCATACCTGAATATCCGTGTACACAGTATTCCATTCTACAACATGAGTAACAAGTTCTATACATGAAACATTCTGTACGCATAACTCTACCGCCACAGGCTCTTGCACACCAGTTACCTGATCTACATACATAAGTGTCATAACCTTGTTGACAGTTTCCTTTTTGTCTACAACAAGTAGTTCCAGCCGCACAAATTGTCATTTGTTGTCCAGCCTCTACGTCTAATGCTTTTTGTCCGTATGATCCTGATGTAGATGGGTATCCCATTTGGCAACAACATCCGCCGTCACCTGAAGCGCCACCGCCCCATAATTCAAATATTGCGTAACTAGTACCTGCAGGTACAGTCCATAAACAACATCTACCTCCATTATTTACAGAGGTTGTTGAAGTGTTATATACTGCAAGTTCTTGAGGAACAGTTGTCTCTTCAGCATATCCAAATAAAAATTGTCTTAAACTAGCCATATTCTCTCCTTATGGGTGTGCAAAGTAAAGTGTTACTAAACCGCCCATTCCTTTCGCTCCGCAATAACATACTTCGTTGTGCGTTACACCTGATGCTCCACCACCACCTGGGAATACTCCATGGTCTCCCTGGTCTTGTCCATGTGATCTATAACAACCACTTCTTGACATTCTAGTTGGTGTAGTTAAAGGTGCACTTGGTATAAACTGGTGCATATCAGAGGCACAGTGTGAAGAACCATGTCCGCCACCTGTTGTACCACAGAATGATAATGTACCGCCGTTTACACAACCGCAATTAAACTGTTGACATCCTGAGTAAGAACATCCTTGACTCCAAAAACATTTGGAAGCCGTTTCTGCTCCACCGGATACACACATACAAAAACTTCCTGGCCCACATACGTAAGTTGGGAATCCTCTGCATGGATAACATCTTGAGTGACAGCAAGTACTACCTGCCGCACATAAGGTAAATTGATCACCTGCTGATGCTGTAATAATTCGTCTTGCGTAAGAACCACTTCCGCCGGCCCAACCTTGTTGGCAACAACATACACCCGCTCCTGGTCCACCGCCTCCCCATATTTCGAAAGCGACCCAAGTAACGCCTGTAGGTGCAGTCCACTGACAACATTGTCCGCCATTGTTTGCATCAGTAATATTTGTTTTATATACTCGCAAACTTCTTAATGGATCAGACCCTGCTGAACTTGTACCGTACTGTAATAAGGTCCTTAAACTTGACATCTTATTCTCCTATTAAATCCGCGCCTGGTTCTACTGGAAAGTTTACCATATGTGCTGGAAACTCATCTGCTGTACCTTTTTTAAATGTAGCAGGTAAATCTCTCAACGCTTGTCTGTAAGTTTTCCAAATTGTTTTTGTTGCTTCTGGCATATCTTCTGCAATCTTGGCATCTGAAGCCGTAAGCAAATTATTTCTAACGATAATTAGTTCATCCCATGAACTCCAAGGTTGTTTCCAAGCCATTGTCCAAGTACCACCTGTGTAAGTTGTACCATCTGCTGACAATGTACCGTCCTTGTTATAAACACAATCATCTAATTCGTATGTATGGTCAACATCAGTTGGGTTTGGTCTCTCGTAAGTAGTTCCATCTGGCAAATTAACTACTAGTTGAGTTTGATCTTTTACTGTTTCCCATTCTGTTGTGTCCCATAAAGAACATATTGTTGGATCAGTAGCACAATCAACTTCGATCTTGTACTGATCTTCTGGAGTTGGAAATTCTGATCCATTCTCCTCGTCTGTAAGCAACAATCTACTTCTAGTAGATTTGCCCGTGTCTTTATCTACGAATATCCAAATCTTATCCGGGCCTTTAAACGTTGCTTCAGCAGTCTTGCTGTCATTATTTGTCTGTGCCAGATAATCATCAGGGATATTATAGGTAAAGTCTTTTTCAATTATAGTATTTGGCATAATTTGATTCTCCTATTTCCCTTTCCTAACTATACGATATTTTGACTGCGCCGGCTTGTCCCCAGCCTCCCCAACAGCATGGTTCGCCACAAGCCGCGCCTGAGCCTCCACCACCGCCTGGGAATTCTGCAAGACAACTAAAACACGATCCTGTGTTTGTAAAGTTTCCTGCACACCAGTCTTTACTTCTTCTTTGTCCACCAAATATTGGTGTACCACCAGTCCAATTCCACATTTGATTGTGGCAGTACTGAGATCTTTTTGAACTACCTGTTACTCTAGGTAAACCCCAATCACCTGTTCCGCAACTATATACGAAACTAGGATGACAAGTGTAAGCATCAGTAAAGCAACATTGTTTTCCACCGCAACCACCCGGTGCACACGTTGTTGGAATACTTGATCCTGTTACGAAACTTGGATAGCCATCGCCGCCTAAACATCCGTGACAACAACAAGGAGTAGAACCACCAGCACAAACCGTATATGTGCAACCTGCCGCTGTTGAGACTGTTCTTATCGCGTATGCTCCACCTGAGGCTGGTCTATTTGGAAACTGACAACAGCATCCGCCACCGCCGCCTCCGCCGCCGCCCCATAGTTCAAATGTAGCGTTAACTTTTCCTGAAGGTACGGTCCATAAGCAACATCTTCCGCCGTTACCTATACTGTCATTCTTTGTATAGACCCATAACTGTTGTGTCACACCACCTTTAACGGGTGCTACGTCACTTAAAAATGCTCTTAATGATGACATCGTACTTCCTTCTCCTAATTCTTATGTTCCACTAATGATCCAACCGTAAGTTGCACCTGTATATACAAGTGTTACTGCAACGTTGTTGACATCAAGTGTTAAATTTTCTGCAAGGTTCTGTATTTTTGCACCGTTTCTTGCTACTGTAATGTTACTTGCGTTAGCAACACCAGTTACATCAATAATCTGAACGGTGTCGTTAACTAACAGTGACGTAGAAAGAGGAAGTGTAATAGTGAACCCGCCAGTTGTACAAAGAATTCTGTCATTAACTACTGCTTGATATGTAGCATTGACCTCTTTAACAACTGTACCTGCTGTTCCTGTGGTTGTTATGTATCTTCCCATTGTTTTATCCCTTTATCCTTATTAGTATTTAGCATTATGCAGTTGTTTCGATTCCGAAAACAACGGCGCTAACGTTAACGGCAGATGAGTACACTACCAATTTCTTACCAGCATCCATTACGATACCGCTTCTCTCTAACACCCCTTTGGCTAATACTTCTACATCGTACTCAATGTACTCGCCATTTGTTGGTGTATCATTTACTGCAACCGCCATTCTGACTGATATTGCACTATTACCTCTATTGCATAACGAACACGTAACAACCCCATAAGTTGATGCGGGAACGGTATAAACGGTAGTTAGTGTACCAGCGGCTAAATCTGCGGCGCCTAGTCTTCCTGTTGCCATAGTTCTATCTCCTTTATCCCATTAAAAACATATTTAGTGCAACCGGCGTACCATCAATTCCACCCTTGAAATTCATAGTCGCGTTTACGTTGATCGGAACAACTGTTGTTGTAGTAATTTCCTGACCGGAAATTTGTACTAAACCAGCAGTAATCTGGTTCACGTTCAATGTAGATGCACCACCACCAATTTGTGATGTGATATACGTCTTAATTGCTTTTTGTGTTGGCACTATACTATCACTATTTGCCGCGAACGCTCCGTCTGTGCTAAACTCATTAATTGTAGCACCTGTGGAACCTAACGCAACTGATCCCAGTGATAATTCTTGTAGACCGCTAATATTAAATGCATCTGCATTTAGGGTCGCAACTCCAGTACTCTGTTCAACTGTAAATAGTCCGCCAACTCTAAAGTTACCATCTTGGTCAGTTGAAGTAAAGAACACTCTACCACCATCACGTTCTCTAGTTTCGTTTGCCGCAACTGGATTCTGTAATGGAATGTTTGGATAGTTGGTATTAGTAAAGTTACCTGTACCAATATCCAAGAAGTCATGTCCTGTTAATCTTACTTGTGAGTACCTAATTCTTATTGTTGTATCTTGATAGTGTGCCGGAGCCTGACTAACTGATACGTTTGGTGAAACTTGTAATGTAGCACTATAAGGTCCTTGTCCTAACAAGTTAGTTATGCTAACAAGTTTAAACACTGTATCACTTATGTTACTAAACTGTACGTTTGATCCTGCTGTTGGACTGTTTGCCATTCCAACTACTGTTACGTATTGTCCTGATTGGAACTGATCTCTAAATCCACCACCATACTTCATCTTACCGCCTGATAGGTAAGTTCCATACGCACCACTTAATGTTCCGTCAATACCGTCAGTTAATGCTGGATCTCTATACAAGTCAACATTATTAGCATCAATGTATTTTGCAAAGTAAGTGTTACTATTAATTTGAATAGTTCCAACAATTTCTACAAACGTAACTTTTTGTCCATCTGCAACTGTATGTCCGCCACTTGCTGTAACTCTAATTGGATTATTTAAAGTAACACCTGTAACATTTGTTTCTGTCAATGTAGCAGTAACCGCCGCACTTGCAGTTTCAAATGCTTGACCTCTACCTGCATTTGTCGAACCTGCGTAAGTAGGTTGTGCTAACACACCGTCACCTATTCTAACTTGAGTCGGTGCTTCTGTTGTATTGTTTGGATCAGTAATTGTAATTGCAGGAGCAGTTAAATATCCTTGTCCTGGTTCCCAAATTCTAATCTGTGAAATCTTTCCATCAACCACTGTTGGTCTTGCTAGTGCTTTAATACTTGTACTTGAACCATCACCAGTTGGTGCCGCAAAAGTAATTCTTGGCTCAATCTCGTATGCAGTAGTACTATCTAATAATGATAATATTGATTCGCCTAGTACATGGTCCCAACCTGGAGTACCATCTGAAACTTTTCTTACTGTTGCAACTTTTGTACCTGAGTTATATGTATCAATGTAAGCATATTGTCCTGCACCAAGTCCTGCTTTAATAAAGATTCCCATTCCTACTAATGCTCCTGATGTATTTGTATCAGTGTTTGAAATTGTAATCTGTGTTGCATTACCTATCTGTGCATTGTTACTTACAAATTTGTAATCAGCACCACCCAAGTTACTTGGATCCGCTACTGTTTCTAATAATCTAACTTCCATTACTCCGCCTGTTCTATAAACCGGAGTAACTGTACCTAAGTTATACCCTTCACCTGTTATGGCTATGTTTGCAGTTCCACCTCCAAGATCATAATCTCGTCCAGCATTTAGGTATTCTAGTGTTAACACTCTTTCGCCATCAGTAGTTACGTTAGCAACTGTTGCCTGGCCTGCTTTATTATCTACAAATCCTGTGATTGGAATTTCTGTTGCGTCTACACCTTCTGCAACACAACCAAAATCACCATATGATGAGTTACCGTTTGTAGCACGTATCTTACCGCCGTTTTCTGCTAGGTATCCAATGTGTCCGTAGTATGAGAACACGGAAACAAGTTCTGTTCTACCTAAGTTTGTACACCAAACACCAATACCATCTGATAGTACCTGTGTAAAGTCGTTAGCAACAACAGAGTCATTACCACCTGCGTGTAAGTCACCGTCAATTTTTAATCCTATACATCCAGTTCCAAATGTTGTTACGTTTTGTACATAACAAGATTTGTTTTTGACCCAAACATCTTCATGTGATGGTCCCCAACCTGGATCCAACGATACAAATGCTCCTGCAGTTGGACGTTTAGTACCAAAGGAGTTTGCCGCTCCTAATGTACCATTCAATCCGCTTACTGTACAGTTTCTTAAACCAGTACCGTTTCTTACTAAGAACATATTTGATAAAGTAGAACCACTTACACTATTTGCATAAAGTTGTCCTGCTCTAATTGCCATGTATGTTCCATCATAAACTATATCATGTTGTACTGCTTCTACATATCTTCTTACGTCTCTCTTACAAGCCGCTTGAGCAGTAGCATCAAAACTAGTGTATCCTGGGAATGTATTTAAAATGTAATTTGTTACATCTTCTGCAATAAATTCTTTGTTTTCTTCTAATCTTAATACAGCATTTTTTACACCTAACTCTTGATTTGGACTCATCTGTCCTTTCATTGTAGGATTAACTGCTGTTGAATCACTTACAACATTAAAGTTAATGTAATCGTGTATTGCATCAACAACTGCTTCTGCTTTCGTAACAGCCGCGGCATCACCTGCCGGGTGTGCAGTATCCTGTGTCAAAGGATTGTTTGTTTGTTTTGTAATACTTGTATTAAGAATGATATTATCAATGATAGATTTCATATGAAGAATACCATATAAACTAAATGCAGTATCATCTGAACTTGTTAGTTGACCTGCTGGAGTAATTTTTGTTGAACGTAGTTCGTCACCTACAACTGCACAACTTTCTGGAATTACCATTGGAAGTACTTCTGCAAATGTTCCTGTCTTAACAAATAATGTATCGTTTGCAACTATCTCTGCTGGAATACCTCCACCACTTGCTAACGAAACTGCACCTGATGTTGCACTTACAAATGTGTGAGCATAATTACCATCAGGATTCTTTCCAACGTTTACTCTAATTGTTGTTCCTGTTGTACTTGTAACTGAAATTGGTGTTGCGTATGCTGGATCAGTTGTTCTTGGATATGTGTGATTAGTTGCATGATTATCTTTAGCACAAGTAAATGTTAAACTATTTGTTTTTAAAATAATTTTTGTGTTTACTGGTAAAGTGTGTGAGCCAATAGTTAGATCCATGTCTCCTGTAACACCGTTATAAGTTGCCGCTGTAACATTGTAAGTTGTGCTTGTTGCACTATTTGCCACTAATGCTGATCTTGAAATATCTACTAAACTATCTACAACTGTTTGTGCTCCTGATTCTTCTGTAATAGTTGCATTTTTAATTTGCAACGTTGCAGGAGATACACTCATCAAAGTTTGATAATTTGTACTTGGAGTATTTTGTGTTAATACATCATCAATTAAAGTTTTCATATAGACTAACATTGCCGCCCACTCAGTTGTAAGTGAACTGTTAGTTACATAATAACTAAATGAATTTGATCTAAAGAAACTTAAAGCAACTTGTCTTGATTTTCTATTACCACCATGACATAGATCAAACTCAACACCATCTAACAAGTGTCTTAAATCTCTTGACCAGTTAGCCGCTGTGTATGTAAATGAAGCACTAAACGGACTTGCGTTAGTTGAAATTTGTCTATCAACCCATGCTAAAGTTTCAGCAACAATAAATGCTTTGTTTCTTTTAAATAATTCTGTTGCATAAGGTTTTCTTGCACCTTTTTCAATTTGTTGTAAACCAAACTGTACAGTTTTGAAAGGTTTATCAAGTGTTACACCATAAGCGGGAACGGCTTGATCTAATCCTGTTGATGCTACATAATAAACTGCTTCTATCTGACCAAAGTAACCCCACACTGGATCTGTACCAGCGTCATTTACTTTTAATACCTGTCCTGGAGAACCAATAGCAAGTCTAGTTGGACCTGCACCACCGTAGTAAACAAGGTCACCACGTGTTGTTAAGTTACCTGATTCAACACCACCACTTAATAGATTCCATTCACTACCATCTAAATCTTGATCTGGTCTATTCTGTGCTGTTACTTGATCTGATGTGTGTTCTGCTACACAAACATAAGAGTTAATATTGTTAATACCTCTAACAACATCACCTTTATCATAGTATGTTCCGTTGGTCCAAGTATTCTTCCAATAGAAGCCTTGGTTTAATTTATCCCATTTTGTATTGTCTGGTGGTCTGTTACCAACACCGTCAGCAATCGCCAAGTATGTCCAGCCACCTACTCTTACAACATCTCCAACTTTGTAATTTGTTGTGTTATTGTAATCACCTTTTAAACTAAATCCTGTTGTAAATAAATCCCAGTTTGATGTGTTGTTGTAAGGTGTTGCGGCATAGTTATTTGTTTTTGAAATATAAGAATAACCACCGTAAGTAACAACGTCACCTGGTTGATAGTTTACATTATTTTGCCAACTGTCTTCAAATTCTAAACCTGGAACAAATATTGCCCAGTTACTTTCATCAGCGGCAAGTGTAGTTGTTGAAGTATGGAATGTAGTACAAATCCAAATGTCTCCACCATACTTAACTAAATCATTAATTTTATATCTTGTTGTAGTTGCCCAGTTACCTTTGTATTCAATACCTTTGTGTAGGTAATCCCAACTTGATTGATTTGCTTCTAAACCAAGTGCAACGGTTGCCGCGGCAGTGTGTCCTGCGTTACAAACATAAATTTGTCCACCGTATTTGACAACATCATTAATTCTATATCTTGTTGTAGCACCCCAATCGCCTCTCCACTCAAGACCTCTTGCAAATGTATCCCACTTTGCATTATCTAATTCTAAACCATCGGAAGTTGAAGCCGCCGAAGTGTGTTTTTCTGTACAAAGATATAAATCACCACCATATGCTATGATGTCATTTATTTTGTATCTTGTACTTACTCCCCAAGCACCTTTCCAATCAAAACCTTCTGACCATAAATCCCATTTGGATTGATCTAATTCTAATCCGTCTGATGTAGTACTTGCTGAAGTGTGTCCAGTGTTAGCAATATAAAGTAAACTTCCGTACTTTACAATATCATTTGGCTTATAAACTGTTGATAATGCCCAGTCGCTTTTCCATTCTTGACCGTCTGCTAGGTTGTTCCATTTAGTTGCTTGGTCTGTTTCAAACGTGCCAGAAGCAGTGTGTCCAAGAATACAAATGTAAGTTCTTCCACCATATCTGATTACGTCATCTTTATAGTATTGTGTCGCAGATACCCACGCACCTTTCCATATAAATCTGATTCTACCTAGTTTAAATTCTGCCATTTTTGAAACCTATCGCTTTCTTAAATATATTTATCATTATCTTAAATTCCTATAAACCATAGCCTTGCTCCTGTGGAGTAGTAGGATCACCCTCGTCTATATTCGAAAATATTCCTCCTGCTGTAAAATACGTCATTGCCGCCATAGTTCCGTCAATTCCCTTCTGAAAATTCATTTTTACCGGTACTTGTATGGCATTTCCACTGGTTGTTGTAATTTGATTACCAATGACTTTGACTTCTCCTGATATTAATGCGTTAACATTAACGTTTACACCACCACCTGATATTCTAGAAGCAATATAAGCCGCTACTGCTCTTTGTGTTGGTACAATTTCATTACTATTTGCGGCAAATGTGCCATCTTTACTGAATTCTTTAATAAGTGCGTTTGTTCCACCAAGTGTTACACCACCTAATCTAAGTTCTGTTAATCCATCAAGTTTGAAGTAACTTGCATTAAGAGTAACAATACCTGTACTTTGTTCAACTTCAAACAATTCACCAACTCTAAAGTTACCTGCTTGGTCTGTTGATGTATAAAATACTCTACCACCATTACCTTGTGCAGTTTCATTGAATGATTTGTTTTCATAGTTAATATCAGGTATTAACAATGGATAGTTAGATTGAAGTTCATCACCTCTACCAATTTCTAAGAAGTCGTGTCCTGTTAATCTAACCTGACTGTATTTTTGTCTAATAATAAATGTTTCTTCATGGTTAGGAGATTCTGCCCTATCTATAGTTGGACTAATTTGTAACGTTGCTTGTAAATTAGGTTCACTACCAGTTTTATTTGTTACTGCTTGAACACTATAAACAACATCATTAATTTCATTTATGTATAAATTATCTCCAGGTCCTGGTTCTCTTGATAAATCTTTAACAACAATATTTTCACCTAGTTGGTATTGATCTCTATAACCATCACCAGTTACTGCTACCGCAATATTTAAATATCCTGTACCTCTGTTAGTAAATTCTATTGGTCCACAAACTCCTGTACCTAATCTTACTTCATAAGTCACTGATGTTTGTTTGTCTGGATCTACAATACTTAAAGTTGGTGCTGATCCTGTGTATCCTGAACCTGGTTCAATAATAGTAAATTCACTTATTCTATTACTTGCTAATTGAGGAATAAGTCTTGCTCTTGCGCCGTATTCAATTGTTGTTATCTGTGATACTGTTCCGCTTTGTATTGGAAAGAATTGTGGTCCACTTGTACGTGAACTACCTGCACCTATTCCAACATACGAACCACCTAATGATGATTTGTTGTCCCATAAGTTTCCATCTGGAGATACACAAACTTGTCCATTAGCACTTATTGCCACAAACACACCTTGTTGGTATGAAACAAAAAAGTTATCTGCCGCTGGAGTATCTTCACCCATTAACCATTGTGTGCTTCCTGCCGCAACACTTTTATTTGTTAAACTGTAGAAAAATTTATTATTTACAGTTGAAATATCGTTTGGTGAATCATATGCCGCCGCTACAAATCTTCCGTTACCAAAACATAAACTTGCAACATCATATTGTACTGCTCCTAAGTCAGGTCCTGATGACCATGAACTTCCATTATCTATACTTTCCCAAGTATCACCTGCTTGGTTCATTGCTATCCATTTGTCATTGCCGTAAGCAAGGAATTTAACATTACTAAAGCCTGCCGCGACAGTTGTCCACGTATCTCCATTGTTAGAACTTACGTAAGCATTGGATTGTGAATCTGCAATAGCAATATGATAACCGTTACCATATCTTATTGTATTATATGTATTTGTTGGTAAACTTCCAGCACTTGACCAGTTAGTACCGTCTCCTGATTTTCTTGTGTTACCTGCACTATCAATTGCTACAAAAAAGTTATTTCCTTCTGCAACTGACACATAAGGTAAGTTAGTATAACTTGCCGCATTGTTCCAACTAGTACCATCAGTTGTCCAAATCATACTGTTGTTTCCAACACCAACTGTTAATCTGTTACTGCCTATTTTCTGATAAGCATATTCTTTTACATCTGTACCTGAAGGTGTATTGTAATTGTTAGCATTGTAAGGTGGCTCACTAACATCAATTCTTGGAGTTATTTGATATCTAGTAGTTTCATCTAAAACTGTTTTAATAGGTTGTCCAGGTAATAAGTGTTCCCAACCAGCAACACCGTCTGCCTGTCTTGCTATTGTCATTCTTTTGTTACCTAAACTTACTGAACTTATCTTGAATGTTACGTTTGCACCTTGGCCACCAAAGTCAACGTTAGTGTAAGTAATAATATCATCTGCTAGGTTATTTTTTCCAACTGCTGTAACTGTTACTGTTACATCACCTGTTGCATCAACTGTCAAAGTTACTGTTGGTGGAGTAGCAAGACCGTTACTACTTGAACCAGTTTTTCCTGTGTATGATCCTTCAACTCTAGTTGCATCTGTTGAACTTGTTACTGTTCCTGCAATAACTCCGCCTGTATTCCAATCGTAACTTGTTATGTAACCATACTGTCCTCTACCTTCACCTTCAACAATAGTTAAAAGTTTGTTTAGGTAATATAATTCGTTGTTTACATCAGAGTTTGCAATATTAATACTAAGGCTATCACCAAGTTGTGCTCTGTTGTTTACAAAAGTATATCCGGCACCACCTGCTATACTTGAGTCACCTGGATCAACAACTCTAACTTCCATGATACCATTGTCTCTAAATTCTTTTAAGTTAGCCGCCGCATTCAAACCTGATCCAGTAATACTTACTGTACCACTTGTATAGTGATTACCTGCATTACTGTAACCAACTGTAAATAATTGGTTTTCATCATTGAATACTTTACTAACTGTTGCTTCTCCGGAGTAGTTGTTTATTTTTCCTGTGATTGGAGTTTCTGTATTATCAAATCCAATTGCCACAGAACCAAAGTCACCATATGAGTTGTTACCATTCGTTGCACGTACCTTACCTCCATCCGTACATAGATAACCTATATGACAATAGTAAGTAAACACAGAAACAAGTTCTGCTTTACCTTCACCGCTACACCAGAAACCAATACCTTGTTGTATAATCTGTGTAAAGTCGTTAGCGACAACTGATTTGTTACCAGCACTGTGTAAGTCGCCATCAATTCTTAAACCTATACATTTTTCACCAAACGTTGAAACATTTTGTACATAGGTTGATTTGTTTATAATGTGTACACTTGTATCGTTTGGACCATCACCTGGATCAAGAGCAACAAAGGCTCCACCAACTACACGTTTCGTTTGGTAAGCATCTTCCGCCGAAAGTGTACCTTTCAATCCTGCCAATGTCATGTTTCTAATACCACAACCATTACGCACTCTAAACATATCTGAAGTTTCAAATGCAGAAGTTGCCGGTTCAATTCTAGTTGAACGTAGTTCGTCACCTACGATAGCAACGTCCGCCGGTACCTTGATAGGTAATTGTTCTTTGTATGTTCCTGTCTTAACAAAAATTGTTGCAGGAGATCTAGTTGCTTCATCTTGGAAAATGTGATCACAAGCATACTTAACACTTGCAAAAGGAGCCGAGTCAGATAATCCTCTACCTGTATCTGTATTATCTATTCCGTTAGTTGCAACATAAAATACGTTTGCAACTGCACCTAAATCTTCGTATGACGGTATAGTATTAATTACTTTTAATACATCTCCTGGATTACCAATTCCTCTTCTTACAGTGCTTGTTCCATCATGTGATCTAATATCACCTCTGTATTGAAGTACATTTGTTAGTCCACCTTGAATAACTTTAGTCCAGTAATTTTCTTGAGTGTAATCCATATCAAGATCTGGTCTTGAACCTGATGTAGATGCTGTATGACGTTTAACACATCTATACAATGTACCTTCGTATGTTACAATATCACCTAAGTAATAATTTGTTGGAGATAAACTAATAGGATCTGCTTCAATCCAAAAGTCTTTCCAATGATCACCTGTAATTAAAGTTTGCCAATTATTTCCAGACTGTCCTGTGTTCCATACACCAGTACCATACATTCCTGAATGGTTATCACATACTGGATATAATTGTTTGTAAGCATCTCTTGGTACTGTAATTTTTACATATCTAACAGTTGCACTATTAAATCCACTACTGTAATCTTGTGCGTTTAAATAATCTGTACCATCTAAATGATAAACAACTCCTGGTTGATAATAATTGTAAGTACTATCATTCCAATGTCCGTTACTAACTGTACTAATATACATCGGGTGCGTATTATTACTTGTAGCAGATTGATTAAAGATGTAAGTATTGCCTTCAATAAGAGTAAGTGTTGCTTCTGCTACACCATCAATATAATATCTATTTCCTGAACCTGGATTTCCAACTGTCACTGCATAAGTTGTTGTTGTTAATGAATCATCTGGTTCACTACCTGTGCTATCTCTTAAAGCAATAAACACATGACCATTTAATCTTACAACGTCTCCAGTTTTATATGCAGTTGTATTTCCCCAGTCTGTTGCAGTATCTTGTGTTGATTGATCTGCATTGTATGATGCACCAACTCTGTAACCTTGTGTTAAAAGTTCCCAGTCACCTGTATCTTGTGCAAGTAAATTAGCACTTGGTACTGAAGACGTATTAACTGTTAATGCTGTATAACTATATCCACCATAAGTTACAATGTCTCCTGGTTGGTAAGTTATAGTATCTGTCCATTGGTTTTCAAATCCTAATCCTGGAATCCAAGTACTAAAGAATGCTGTTGAAAACTGTGTACCTGGAACGTGTGCAGTAGTACATCTAAATAATGTTGGACCATAACGTACAAGGTCACCAATCTTAATTTTTTTACTTACTTCTAGTGTTTGTGATCCAACTGAATCTCCACTAAATGTAACTGCATCTCTACCTATTATTGCATCATCTTTGGTAAGATGGAAACTAATATTTGTTGCATCTACATATCTAAAATAATAAAATTTGTCAGCAATAAGTGACGTATCTTTTGTACCTGTGGTTGTATATTTTAAAATACTTCCGTTGTCGTCTGCTGTATAGTTGTGTACACAGGTTGCAGATGATCCAGAAAATGATGATACATTTAAATCTTGTCTTGCTAACCAATGGCCTATGTATTCAATACCGTCAACTAAAGTTTCCCATTTAGCATCATCAGGTTCAATACCTAAATTATCATCAGCCTGAGCAACGTGTCCTGTCACACATCTTTTTGTTACTCCACCGTATCTAACAATGTCATGATTGAAATATCTTCTACCAGGTGTCCAATCACCTTTCCAAGTATCTGTTTCTAATACAGTAATCCATTTAGCAATATCTAATTCTAAACCAGTAACAGTGTTAGAACTTGTATGTGCTGATGTACATCTGTAAAGGATGCCACCGTACTTGATAGTGTCGCCTATTCTATATTTTGTAAGAGGTTGCCATTCAAATCTCCAATTATCTGAGGCATCTAAAATTTTCCAATTACCAATATCTGAATCACCAATTTCTCCATTGTCATATAAATGGAAATACTGGCCTTCGTTTTTATGTTTGTTACCTGTGTCTGCTTGATTGTAATCGTAGTAATAAATTTTGTCTGGTGGATTGCTAGGAACAATAAATTTAACTTTTCTATCTGATGCCGCCGCAAATCCACTTAGGTAACTTGCAAGTGTAACTACACTACCATCTAATAGATAAGTTACGCCGTTTGCGTAAACTGAACCACCATTATGATGTCCGTCCCAGTATGTACTTAATACCATTGGGTGTGCTGTTCCACCGAATGTTGCATTAGAACTATCTGTTTGATCAAATAAGTATTGATGTCCTTCTACTAAACTTAAAACTCTATTTTCAGTTCCTGCTAGATAAAAGTTTCCAGCCGCTTCTGAAACATTAATTGTTCC